TTTATTCTGCAAGAAGGCCAAGTTTTTGATCAAACATTAACCTCAATTGCGTACTTTGATTTGTCTCAGTTAAATTCAAAGTAATTTCTAATAAAAATCCCTGTTCGTATTCTCTTATATCAATCTGTGTAGGATATGTTCTAGGATCAAAAGTACAAATTGTTTTTATATCATTAGTTAACAATTCTCTTGTTTCTTCAGTTAAAGGTTCCATTAATAAATCCCAAATTATTGTTCCAAACTGAGGATTCATCACCCTACTACCTTTTCTAGTATTAAAATGATTTAAAATATTTTGTTTGATAAGATCATAATCATACAATTTTGATCCAAAGTTTAATGGGTTAACTGTACTAAACCCTTTATAAAATTGGCTTAATTTATTAGTATGAGTTTCTCTGTAATTAGAAACATTAATTTCAATAGTTTTGTAAGGCATAATAATATTTATTTTAACCTCCAGACCCGGTTCTTATAGGATTTCCCTGACCATCTGTTACAATTCCACCAGAGCCTGTTCCTAAAAGTTGTCCTTGCAACTGACCTAAAAAGCATTCATAAAAACCTTTTTTCTTTGCTTTAATATCAGCAGTATTATTTCCAACAGCCTTGCAAGCGGCTTCAAAATAACCAGGATTAGTTTGATCTAATTTAACTCTGTCTAGTAGATATATAACTGCGGATTCCGCTGCAAGATCTGGTCTGTTTAATAGTTTAGGATTTTTAACTAAATCCCATTTCATTAATTTTCCATATTTTTCATAGTTGGCTCGACCGGTTATTTGTATATAGCCTCGGCCAATAAATTTTGTTCCGTCACCAGGTTCTTTATTTCCTAATTCTCTACCTTTTGCGCCTTGATACCCATATAAAAATTCAGGTAAACTATTATTAGGATTTCCTGCATACTTTTCTGCAAGGCTTCGATCTCCTTTAAATATACTAGGAAACACTTGTAACAATCGATTAGCAGTATAATTAAAATTTTCTTCTTTTACTTCCCATAATGTTTCTCCTCCGCAAATCCCCAATAACGAAGCGACTGCATAAGGACTTTTTAACCCATATTTTTCTGCGGCAGTTTTTAAAGCATCTATCCCAAACCCAGATGTTCCTTTGTTAATTGCTCTAGCATATTCAATTGTACAAGTTCCCGGAACAACTACTGGAGGGTTTGTTGGTTCAACTGGCGGTGTATTTTGACTTACTTGTCCCGATGCTCGAGCAGCAGCAGAAGCAGGATTTGGAGGGATTCCGTCGGCTGTTCTATCTGCCAATGTTACATCTGTTTTGGGCGGTTCTACTTTTGGAGGATTAATGTTTTCGTGTTGATCCCACGGTTCGTGTGTTGGAACCCTCTGCATAATACTTTTAATATCTGGTGCTTTATAAAATTCTCCGTTTGACCAACCAGAGTTTGCTTTTCTATTAGGTAAAGTGAATAAAGGCAAATCTGGAGGAATTGCTGCATTTTCTGCACTGCTAGGTGCGGCAGCAGCAGGGCCATTCAAATGAATTACTGACCCGCTTGCTATAATTTGTCCGTTGGCGCCTAAATTTAGTGTTGCAGCAGTTCCTATGTTGATATTTGATTCTGCTCCTATATTAAAACTTGCGCCCGCTGTTTCTTTAATATCACCGGCGACATTTAAATTAAACGAATTAGCAACCGAAACTTTAGCCACTCCCCCAATCGTTTTATCATAAGTTTTCGTAACAGAAATTTTGGCATCTTTATCAACATTTAAAAAATAATGGCCGACAATATTTGTTTCCATGTTTCCATCGGCCCTAATGTGTATGTTGCGACCTGCTTCTAAATTTATATCTCTATCTGCTCTAAAATTAAAATCATTTTCAGTATGAATACTAACACTATCCTGAGCAAAAATATCAATCTTACCGTTACTAGTTAATTCAATCCATGCTGTACCTTTACTGTTAGCAATGTAGATTAAATCTTGACTATTATGCATTAATATTTGATGCCCGGTGCGTGTTCTTAATCTTACTAATTCATTTTGACCATTAACATCCCCGTCATCCATTACAAAAGTTGTACCACCCAATCTGCTTACAGGTATCCTTGCTTTAGATTGATATCCAATTTCTCCACGTTTTGCACCGGGGCTATCATCAATGGGCCCTGGTGTAGATATTCCGAATACTCCGCTAGGTATTTCTCTTCTTGCAGAACTAGACGTAACACCTCTTGTAGTATCTAGTAATAAACCTTGTTGCAATAGCCTATCAGCAAAAGGATGAACAGGTTTGGTAAATTTGTCAACACTTAAAGAAAACTTTCGAGAAGATTTATGAAATTCAGCAACTGGTAACAAATCTGTACCGTATTTTCTTCGTTGCTCGTCCGTAATAGCAGATTGTTTTGATGCTGCAATTCCAGGAATCATGTGATTTTGAAACATGTCAGAAACACAACCAAACCAATATCCCTGATTAGGATCCCCGTCAATAAACACAACCATAACTGTTGATCCAATGTCCGGAGGTACTGCCCACCATCCGTAACTTTTTTGAACATCGTTAAAATCAGAACTGTTAGTGCCTTCGTATTTTATGCTTGTATTTCCTGCAAATGGACTTAAATATCTAACAATATATGTTTCTGCTTGAAGATCAAAATCTGGTGCTACACCTTTAAATAGTGCAACTTCTAAACTTCCCATATAAGTGGGATCTAGGTGATTTCTAACCTCTGCTAAAAAAGGGCCGGGCGACCCTAATTTTGCCGAGCGTCTTTTTTCAAAATTTGCCATATTATTCTTCCATTATTCTAACGGTGGTAGTCCTAATCTTTTTCTAATTATTGGATCATCACCTGTATAAGGAGGCGCATTGGGATCATTTAATTTATTAAACAGTCGATCAAGTGGACTTGGAGCAGATGCATTACTTCCAAATTTAGACCCAACTGATCCTAATATACTTTTATCTTTTACAGATTTACTTCCTATTTGATTCGAAATTAATTTTGACGAAGTTTCATACTTATCTTTAATAATAGTACTATCAATTCTATTTTCAGTCGAAATTAAATTTTTATAAGGATTAATTTCAAAATTTTGAAGGTTATTTGAAACTTGACTTAATAAATCTTCTGGTACAATATTCGTTGACAAATTTTTAAAACTTCTAGACCCATATAAGTCTGCAAGACCTTGCACTCCTTTTTTAGAAACTACAGATCTTGCATAACTTTTGTCAATCTCAGATAAAGGATTAGGTGCAACAGAATATGGCGCAGTAGGAGGAATATTTGGAATCTTGCTCGACGGCAATATATCAAACGCTAAACCTGTATCCACGGCTTGTTCTAAATTAACATCAGAGGGAATAGATTTTGATAGGTCTTTTATTTGCCCTAAAACTTTACTTTGTAATTTAGGATCAATACCAGATAAAGAAGAAGGATTAATTCCTACGCCGGCAGCAACTGCTTCTGGATCTGCAGGACCTCCGGCAAAAGATTTAATTTTATCTCCAACTTTTCCAACAAACTTTCCAACATCATTTGCCATTCCAGAAACTGCATTTAAGGTATCTTTACCTAACTTCTTAAAAGGCTCTACTGTACCTGAAAATTGATTTTCAGGCAAACTAGTATCAGCAGGGTTTGTTATAGAAACAGTTGCCCCCTCACCAATTCCAGAACCGACATTAGATTGATTTTTAATAGATTTTAATGCAGAGTTAATAACTCCTGTTGCTAATAACCCTATAGCTCTTTCTTTAGGCAAATTTCCAGTAAGAACATTTGTAGCAATTGCCAATGCTGCTGCAGAATCTATATCTCCCTTGGCTCGATCAAATAAACCACCAGGATTAATAGAAGGTTGAGGAATTCTTGAAACTGCTGGTACTATATCTTTAGCCTGTCTAGAATTAATATAAAGTCCTGTAACACTGTTTTGCATTCTTGATCCTTGAAAGATTGCAGATGAAGGAATGTTATTTGACATTAATCTAATGTTTGATGAGACATCAACTGGCAAAGGTTGTCCAATAACAGATGATCCTGCAAATAATCCGCTAGGTCTGCCTGCCAGTCCATAGGATCTAGTTAAATTAGTAACAGGAGTACCACCAAGACCACCGCTGGGAGGTGGAGGGGGTGGAGGAGGTGCCTCTTCTTGAATTTGATCTGCGGCAGTTGTGGCAGAAGATCCTTGGCTAAGTTGTTCTGCTATCGTTGCAGAACTAGGTCTAAAACTAGCACCCCTAGCAGTTGAAGAATCAGCCCTAACTTGATCAACAGGATCACTTGTTTGAACTAACAGCGTTTTTGGATCAGTAGGTTTTACACTATAATCTAATATTTGACCAGGTACTCTAATAACACTTAAAGTTTGTTTAAACACACCTTCTCTAAAAGTACTTAAAATTTCAGTAACTTGATATGATCCACTAAAAGGTACTCTATTTTTATCAAAAAACATAGTACCTCCGTTTTCTAAAGGTAAAATATCAATTGGATTTCTAAAATTAATTGTTATTAAAAGTTGTCCGTAAAGATGATTCGCTTCGCCATTTTTATTTAGACCTCTTTTTTCTGGTTCCAAATTTATATTGCCTATACCGCCGGTTATTAAAAATAATGGATCGCCTAAAATTTCTAATTTTCCATCAACAAGACTTGCTTTAGAATTAACTACAGCCTCATGCATATGTCTCGCCATAACAGAATATGGATCGTCTAATGGCTGACTTGCATTACCTCCATATGCTTGAACTGGAGTAATTGCTATCTTTTTAGGTGGAAGAGGAACTTGCGATTGTTTTTGATCTCCAACAGTCGGTGATTCTGCTCCAATTTTTTTACCACCATCACTAGTAGATCCAAGTTGAGAACTAGGCCTTTTATCATTAGCCATAGCAGCAGGTAATGCTTCAAAAAACAATGTATTAAAATTTAATCTAAAATTTATAACATCATAGTTTTGACCAGTATATATGTAATTATATTCTCTTAAACTTAATTTTTTAAGTTCAGATTCATTAATAATTGCATCTGAATAATTTGGTATTTCTGTATAATGAATCTTATATGGTGAAACAACATATGTAATATTTTGTGCTGGTTTTTTTGTTACTTTATTAATTCCGTTTTTTAATGTTACTTCTATTCGAACCGTAAAATAATCAACCATTCCAAACTGGTCTGGAATATTTGGAACTTTTCCTAAGAAAGCAATTAAATTTTTTGTATATTCACTGTCTCTTATAACTGACGCAATAACTTCGTGAACGTTTGCGTTTTCATTAATATGAATTACTGATTTAGTAGGAGTTAACTTTGACCCTTCAGGATTTCTAGATTGATCCTGAGGAGTAGGTTGAGGATTTTGTTGCGGAGCACCTTCTACCTTATAAGCAGTAGGCTGAGTTGTTTCGGCAGGATCTTCCATCTTATATAACGCATTTTCTTTCATAACTTTGACAAAAATAGATTTTGCCAATGGACTGTCATCACTATCTATCCACCCTTGTTCATTATCAAAAATTTTAAACTTAATAAAATATTCGTCAATTTGTGTACTATCTAGTCCAGCATTTGTATCTTTATACATTTGAACTGTTTGCGAATTTAAATTTTTAATAAGATTATATAAAATTTCTTTAACTGTATTTCCTTCGGATTTGAGAGGTTTCTTAATTTGATTTGCTTCACCAAAAAGTTTTTCGTTTGCAGGCACAGCCTCGCATCTATAACGAGTTCCTCTTTCAGTAATATCAACTTCAATATTTGAAAATGTTATAGGAAAATATCGAGTAGATTTTGGAACTGTTTCTGGATCTGAAAATTCGTTGCCATCTTTATAACCTTTAAATTCTAATTTTAAAATAAAATTTGCTTGCACATAACTTGTATATCCTGTTGCAATAGAAGTTACATAAAGAGCTTCAAGAAATCCATTTACACTATATGGTTCAATTATTTCAAATTTGATTGACGTAGGCATTGATACATTTGACTGTTTACTAAATGATGCTACTGATTGAATTTCTACATTGTCTATAAACATGTCAAATCGACCAGGACTGTCTTTATTAAAGCCTGCGACTGTAGATGATGCACTATAATCTGTCACAGTAATGTCTTTAGTTCCTGCAACTACAACTTCATTTCCTTCCATTACTGTAATCTTTTCTTCTCCAACTTTTCTTTCGATACCTGCAACGTTAGTTGAAAGACCTGTGGTACCTTTACCTCCAGATTTTAAAATTACAAAATCTAATTCTCCTTCACTTAATAGTTGTGGATTTGAAAGAAATTCTTTTTTACATCCGGCCAATGTCCAATTATATGTAACTGATCTATAATTGTGAAGGATATTTTTTTCACCGGACTGAACAACTTCTTGTTTGTTTTGTTCCTGAAATTGATTTTCTTCAGAATTAGTATTTCTAGAAATTTCTGGAGAATCATATACATTATTTTGAACATCTATCCTGGAAGACATATTAGATACCTAACACTCGTTGAATGGTTGTTATTTTAGGAAGATATATATTTGTGCCTGCTCGCATATCAAAAATTGGATCTTTAATTTTTGCTTTATTTCTTACAGAAAAAACCCACCATAACTTTTCATTTTTGTACAAATCGTAAGCCAATAAATCTGGCCTATTTTCGTATGTCGAGGTAATGGTGTATAAAATATCATCCTTTTCTGCAGGTATATCTCTAGGAACATAGGTATCAAGATAACCATTTGATACAGATGTCAAATAATAAGGACTGTCTTTAGAATACAATGCCATTATACAAACCCTTTAGAAGATATAAAATTCGATTCATTGTTAATATATTTTGTAACACTGAAATCTTGCATTTCTGCTCTACTGTACATAGGTATACAAGTAACAGAAATTGTTGAGACAACAGGAACTGAAGTTGATCCAAAAATTTCATCATCGACGATTGTAAAATAATCAACACTATCGGGCAGTTCCATCCTAACACTACCTATGGCTACCGGCACATTATCAAGTATAAATTTTCCATGTGCTACGAGCCTACAAACTGGAGGAGGACTACCGCTGTCAGGATCCCCTGTCCTTCCTCCAGATCGCATCCTTGTCAAGGATTTAAGAAGATGCATAGTCGATAGCAATACCAATGCATCGTTTTTTGATTCTACAGTAAATTTTCCCGAAACACTAATATTTCCTATTGAAGATTTTTGATAAAAATTTATCTGAAAGTTAGAGTGCAGCGGTGTTGCCGAACTATAGTCTGCTTTTAAATCAAACTGAATGCTAGGGGTATATGGAAAAATTACACCTTTAAGTGTTCTCAATGCGCCATTTGGCCCTGAAGTAATTTTTGTCCAATAATTAGGAGGAACTAAAATTTTAACTCTAAGATCTTGTCCTAATTTTTTTCCTCCCACATCATAAACATTGACAACAGGATCGCCTTTTTGTTTTTTAGGCATAGCACCAGGATCTCCTGCAGGAGTCGGTCTAGCACCGTAGTCAACTTCAGGAGTTTCTTCACGAGGCAAGTTTCTTCCTGCTCCATAAATGTCAATTTCTGGAGTAAAAATTTCTGCTGTTTGTTGCCTGGCTTGTCTTGCATTGTCTGTTCTACTAGGCAATGTTGTCGAATCTATAGAACTTCTAAACGCTTCATACTCAGCCTTTGAAACTTGCTTTCCATTGATAGTATAAACTTCAGTGCTCATTTCTTTTTTCCTTATCATTGTATTTAACCAATAAATAAACCACCCGTTTAATGGTTGACATTTGCAGTTTTTATTAATACAATCAACTACAAAGGAAAAAACAATAATGACCGACCCAGTGTTACCGACTTTACGAAAAGTAAAATATTTAAATAATAAAGATTTATTAGCAGAAATCCATAAGAGCAAATGCAGTTTTTCGAGTTTTACCAAAAAAGAATACAGTCAACATGATATAATCTTGTCAAATATAGATAAAATTAATATTCGATCAATAGCAGAAGCAAAAAGAAATCGAGCAAAAAGATTAGGTTTAGAATTATTTTTAAAATTAAAAACCGAAGGAGATAAAAAAACAAAACTTTCGGAATGTATCCCAAATTATAAAACTATTTCAAAAACAGATCTAATATTTAGAATAATGACATTTGATCATATTCCCCTGTCTCCGGGAAGAAAAAAAACAACAAAAACTACCGCAGATAGTCACGATAAAGTTAATTTTCCCCCGTTCCAACATTGGAAATTTGATGAAAACGACGAATTAGTGTGTGTCGGTAAAAGCCATTGGAAGGGCACTTTAGAAAAAGGAAAATTTTCAAAGGATCATGGAAGAATTACCGAAGAATTGGGTAAAATGTTCTTAAAATTAAGTGAACGATATGCACAGAGATCAAACTGGCGTGGTTATACTTACGTAGACGAAATGAAGGGACAAGCCATACTACAACTAAGTCAAATTGGATTGCAATTTGACGAAAGCAAATCAGAAAATCCTTTTGCATATTATACTGCGGCAGTAACTAATAGTTTTACTAGAGTGTTAAACATTGAAAAGAAAAATCAAAACATTCGAGACGACATGTTGGAAGAAGCCGGATTAACTCCAAGTATTACTCGACAATATCAACACGAATACGCAGAAGAAACTGCAAGACAGGCCGAAATTTATAAAAATTTTAGAGCACCTAAAACCAAATCGTTAGAAGATGAAGAAGAACCTGGGGCTTGACTTTTACTCTTAATATATTTAAAATAATACTAGGAGAAAAATTATATGAACCTTTTTAAAAAGGTAGCCTGTTTTACAGATCTTCATGTTGGATTAAAAAGTAATTCACCGATACATCTTAAAGATTGCGAAGAGTTTATCGATTGGTTTATTTTAGAAGCCAAAAAAAATAATTGTGAGACTGGAATATTTTTAGGGGATTGGAGTCATAATCGAAATAGTTTAAATCTTGTAACACTAGATACAAGTATTAAGTTATTAGAAAAACTCGGATCTTCTTTTGAACAATTTTTTTGGTTTCCGGGCAATCACGACTTATTTTACAAAGACAAAAGAGATGTCCACAGTTCTGCCTTTGGAAGACATATTCCAGGCGTCACTGTAGTCGAAAATGTATGCACCATAGGTGATGTGACTTTAGTACCGTGGTTGGTAGGCGACGAATGGAAAGATATCAGTAAAATTAAAAGTCGATATATGTTCGGTCATTTTGAACTACCGTTGTTTTACATGAACGCCATGGTTCAAATGCCAGACACCGGTGAATTACAAGCAGAACATTTTAAAAATCAAGACTACGTTTTTAGTGGTCATTTTCATAAAAGACAAAGTAGAGGAAAAGTGCATTATATTGGTAATGCATTTCCTCATAATTTTGCAGACTCTTGGGACGACGAGCGCGGTATGATGATACTAGAATGGGGAGGTGAGCCACAATATATAAACTGGCTCGATTGTCCCAAATTTAGACATGTTAAACTTTCAGATTTAATTGATAAGAAGGATGAAATTTTAAAATCTAAAATGTACTTAAAAGTAAATTTAGATATCGATATTAGTTTTGAAGAAGCAAATTTTATTAAAGAAACTTTCACTAAAGAACACGATATTAGAGAAATAAGTTTAATTCAAGATAAAATAAATCTTGAAGGGACTATTGATGACAACCCAGATCAAAAATTTGAAAGTGTTGATCAAATTGTTTCAGAACAACTAGTTAATATTGATAGCAAAGATTTTGACAAAAACGTTTTATTAAAAATTTACAACAGCATATGAAAATAGTAGACTGTTTTATGTTTTTTAATGAATTTGAATTATTAAAAGGAAGATTACAATATCTAAAAGATCATGTCGACTTTTTTGTTCTTGTAGAATCGAACATTACACAAAGTGGTCATGAAAAACCTTTGCACTTTGCAGAAAATTTATTTAGGTATAGAGAATTTTTAGATAAAATTCTCTATTTTCCCTTTATTGTAGATCGAGAAAAGTTTAATTATAATAAATTACCTTCCTGGGAAAGAGATTATGACACAGGGCCGTGGCAACAAGAAAATGCTCAAAGAAACTATATTAGCAAAGCATTAAATTTATTCGATGACCACGATATTATTATGATTAGTGACCTTGACGAAATTCCTCATAAAGAATGTATTAACATTGCCAAAGAATATTTTTCTAAAGGTTGGGATAGATTAGCAGTTGAGCAAGATCATTATGCATATAATTTTAGACAAAAACAGGTTGTCCCAATAAGAGGTACTACAATCAGCACTAACAAAATTGTTAAAGAACTAAGCCCGCAACAACTAAGAAATGAAAAATACGGTTATGGTTTAATTTCTAGAGGCGGATGGCACCTAACTTATTGGGGTGATGTAAAAACTATTCAATATAAAATCGAAACATTTGCTCACCAAGAACTTAATCAAGACAAATTTAAAACACCCGAACACATCAAAGAAAAAATTTTAAAAGGTGAAGATATGTTCAATCGAAACAATCCTTATGTAAAGGTTGACCCTGAAAAAGAAATTCCCAAAGATGTTCTTGAAATTTTTGGTGAATTTGAAAGAAAAAACTTAGAATCAATCAATGTTTAAACTAAAAACTATTACTGTTAAAAATTTCATGAGCGTGGGTAATCAAACTCAGGCAGTAAATTTTAATAAAGATCATTTAACTCTTGTGCTTGGATCAAACTTAGACCTTGGCGGAGACGATACTGGTTCAAGAAACGGTACCGGTAAAACTACAATTATTAATGCATTAAGTTACGCATTGTACGGCCAAGCATTAACTAATATTAAAAAAGAAAATCTTATTAATAAAATCAACGGTAAAAACATGTTAGTTACTGTTGACTTTGAAAAAAACAACGCACACTATCGAATTGAGCGTGGCAGAAAACCTAACATTTTAAAATTGTTTGTTAATAACAAAGAATTAAAAGCCAAAGATGAAGACGAAAGTCAAGGAGATAGTAGAGAAACTCAAAAAACAATTGAAGAAATGCTCGAAATGAGTCATTCAATGTTTAAACATCTTGTTGCCCTTAATACATACACTGAACCGTTCCTTGCAATGAGAGCGGCAGATCAACGAGAAATTATTGAACAACTTCTTGGAATTACTATTCTTTCTACAAAAGCAGAAAATTTAAAAATTGAAATCAAAAATACCAAAGATAAAATTTTAGCAGAAAATTTAAAAATTGAAACTATTAAAACATCAAACGAAAACATACAAAAAAGTATTGATAGTTTGCAATTAAAAAGTAATCTATGGGATACTAAACATCAACAAGAATTGGAAAGTTTAGGTCGAGCCATTGTTAATCTCGAATCAGTAGATATTATTCAAGAATTAGAAAATCATAAAAATTTAAAACTTTGGGAAGAACTTGATACAAAAATTCGAGGTCTTAACAAACAAAAAGCAACCCTAGAAAGCGCAGTTATACAGGCTCAAAAAACTAGAGACAAATATGTTCGAGAAGTAGAGTCTCTATCTAGTAAAACTTGCCCGGCGTGTGAACAAGAGTTGCACGATCATAAACACCAAGAAATGACTGCAACTGCTATGAATAATTTAGCCGATGCACAAACTTACTTTGATAAGGTAGTAAATGATTTAGAAAAAATATCAGAAGAAATTAGCGAAAAAAATGTTTTTCCTAAACCTAACACATTTTACGAAACAGAAGCAGAAGCACTGGGACACAAAAATAATCTCGATAATTTAGAAAAATCTTTGTTAGAAAAAGCAGACGAAAAAAATCCTTATCAAGAACAAATAGATGATTTAAAGAAAACTGCAATTCAAACAGTCGATTGGACTGCCATTAACGATCTAACAAAATTAAAAGATCATCAAGAGTTTTTATTAAAATTATTAACTAATAAAGATAGTTTTATCAGAAAGAAAATTATAGATCAAAATTTAAATTACCTAAACAAAAGATTAACCTATTACATTGACAAGTTAGGGCTTCCTCACAAGGTTGTGTTTCAAAACGATTTAACTGTAGAAATTACTCAATTAGGTCAAGAATTAGACTTTGATAATTTAAGCAGAGGAGAACGAAATAGACTGATCCTTTCAATGAGTTTTGCTTTTAGAGATGTTTGGGAAGGACTGTACCAAAGTATTAATTTGTTGTTTATTGATGAATTGGTCGATGCAGGAATGGACTTTGCCGGCGTTGAAGCCAGTTTAGCGGTATTGAAAAAAATGGCCAGGGATAGAAATAAGAATATATACTTAATATCTCATAAAGATGAATTGATTGGACGAGTTAATAACGTATTAAAAGTAACAAAAGAAAACGGATTTACAAGTTATTCAAATGATATTGATTATGTCGAACATTGAATTAGAAAAATATAAAAATTTATACTCTCAACTAATTTCAGAGTTTGCTACTTTACACAATTCTCACCAACTTTTTATAAGAACCAAAGGTAGAGATCCTGCTATGGTTTCTAGAAGGAGTTTAAGATCTATTGCAAAAATTGCTAATGAAATGAAAAGACAAGGTCAAAAAGTATCACAAGAATTTATGGCAAACAAAAGATTAGAAAAAATTCGTCTTAGAGAAGAAAAAGCAACGAAAAAGACGAAAAAACATGACTTGGCTATATCAAAATAATACCATAACAGAATTACCCGAAGATTGTGTAGGCTTTGTTTATATCATTACTAACAAAATAACAAATAGAAAATACATTGGCAAAAAATTGGCAAAATTTAGTAAAACGACCTACAAGACTGTAAAGTTAAAGAACGGCACAAAAAAGAAAAAGAAAATTCGAAGCAAAATAGACAGCGACTGGCAAGATTATTATGGCTCAAACGAACAATTGAATAAAGATGTAGTACAACTAGGCACAGAAAATTTTATAAGAGAAATACTTTATTTTTGTAAATCTAAAGCAGAATGCAGTTACATTGAGGCAAGAGAACAATTTTCAAGGCGAGTTTTAGAAACAAACGAATATTATAACGGGCATATACAAGTCCGTGTCCATGGCTCACACATATTAAAATCTTAAGGCACTTTTAAGCGGTAAAGGCTCAGCGTAGGCTAATTTCTTATGCCCAATACCTGGATCTCGGATCGCAGGGAACGGAAAACTCTCGCCGCTGTGAGTACTCAACCACTACCCGAAAGGATGAGGATCGCTACTAAGCCCTGCGATTTGGTTGTTTGAAGAGGATTGAATAGGCAAAAAGAAGGGTAATTCCCTAACGGACATATAGGTGATAGCATGCCTAGATGCTCCTGCCGTCGAATAAAGACGCTGCTCGTGGTACCGGTCGACCGCCACTGTAATGCAGTAATGCTATGTGACTGTGCAACTCAGATGATGTTCAGTTATTTTTTTGCCCTGCTCGGGCAAAGAGTGACCACTTAATCTAGATGATATATCTCTCTTAACTATCTAAATATGCTTCGAGTTGATAGACGAAGAAGCATACGAACGCAGTTCGTTTATAAATAGTGATATAGAGTGGATAAAATTATGCCTTTAACTTTTTCGCAAAGATTAATTGTAGAAGAAAAATTAAACGAAAGCCGAATTCTCTTAGAGAATATATGCCGAGGTTTGACCGAAGAACAAAATAAAATAATTAGAGGAATACATAGAGAGTTTTTACCTTTAATTGAAGCAACATTAACTACAGATCAAATATCTCAATTATTTAAAAATGTAGAGCAATCGGCAACTGCTAGTGGATCTAACAGAACTGGATTAGGAAAAGCCGTAGATGTTGCAAAATTGCCTGTCCAAGCAGTTCAAAAAGTTAACGATATTATTAACAAAGCAGGGCAGTGGGCGCAAAACACTAAACCTGTACAGGCGTTTGATCAAAAATTTGAAGAACTAAAAGCAAAGATTAGTGCTAAGTTTCCAAATTTAACTCAAAATTTAACTCAAGCAGGAGAATGGGCTAAGGCAAATCCTGGAAAAACCGCAGTGATTATCGGTGTGTTAACTGCCGTTGCATCATTAGCGGGGGGGCCTTTAGGTGGTGCTATCGCAGGTCAGATACTAAGAGGCACTACTGAATTAATGAAAGGTGAAAAACTTTCAACTGCGATCGGAAAAGGTATTAAAACTGCGGCTTTAGGCTACCTATCTGGTAAAGCCTTTGAAATGTTGGGAAAATTCGTAGAGGGAATGAGAGTTAAAGCATTGCCTGTTCCTGGGGCTGAGGAATCTGGGTTAGCCAATGTTAACTACGGAGCTACTAGAACTATTACAGGTCCGGGCACAGAATGGAAACAGACTGTGCAAGGATTCAATGTCGCAGTATTTCCTGAACAACAGACAGCCATTAATGACGCTATGAGTATGATCCGTAATGGTCAAGCCGGCGGTTTTGATCTATTGAAAACTATCGCCCAGGAGATTAGATCTCCTGAATACAGGGCTGCGATCAAAGATATAATGGTTAATGCTCGTGCAGACCAATTGGCCAATGACGGATTACTAAAATGGATTAATGGCATGGCCCAAGCAGGTCAAAGTCTTAGTCAAGGTGCTGTGGCCGCTGCCGGTGATGCTAAAAATATCGGTAAAGACAATACAGGTGCTGCTGGGAATCAAACACCAACACAACAATCGACACCAGAAAGTTTATCTTTTCAGCAAATTAAAAAAATATTCTATACTGTAGATAGAAAATCATTAGTACACGAAGGTGTAATGGACAAATTAAAACAATTTGGTACAAATTTAACTACTAGAGTAACTGCTGATAAATTAATGAAAGCATGGCAAGCCGCAGGAAGTCCAACTGACAGTGATGCTGTTGCAGAAATTTTAAGAAAATCAGGAGTTGATGATTCTATTATTTCGTCGACTTTTCAGTCTATGAATATTGTATCAAATCAATCTCCACCTGTTTCTCAAGCATCAAGTCAGCCATCTACAAAACTCACTGTGACTCAAATTAATCAAGCAATTAAAAAATTACGATTTCGAGATTTAGAAAGTGTTCAAAAAACAGTTGATGCTAATTTAGCAAAACGAAAAACCCAACCGACTACACCATAAAGGAAATAATATGCGTATTAACGAACTTATAGTTGAAAATCAACAATTAGATGAATTAAACATGGCCCAGGTTGGTCAAGGTATTGGAAAGGCAGCAACTGCTACAGGAAAAGCATTAGCGGCAACAGCAGGTGGTGCGGTTCAAGCGGGAAAGAATTTTTGGCAAGGAATGAAACAAGGATGGACAGCAGGTCAGCAGGCCGTTGCTAATACATCTACTCAAGCAACAAGTGCTAATTCAGCAGTTAGCGGAGGAGCATCTAGTGTTGCACCTACAGGACAAACTGCACCTACAGGACAAACTGCACCTACAGGACAAACTGCACCTACAGGACAAACTGCACCTACAGGACAAACTGCATCTACAGGACAAACTGCATCTACAGGACAAACTGCAACCGGAGCATCACCTAAAATTACAGTAAAACAAATTAATCAGACTATTCCTACTTTAAGAACTAGAGATTTAGAAAGTGTTAAGAATAATGTAGATGCTACAATTGCTAAAAAAAGCGGAGCCGCAACATCTGCAACTGGATCCGGAACACCTAATTTGCAAGTTCAACAAGGGGGTAAAAAGAAAAGAACTTCTCGAAAGAATCAAACCACTACAACACAAGCAGTACCAGAATCAAAATTTTACAGTAAATTTTTAAATATGGACATTTAAAAGAAAGGTAGTCCAGTTTTTTTAGTTGTTTCTAAATTATCTTCAATGATTTTAGAAATTAACGTTCTTTCTTCTTGACTAAGTTCATAGGCTTCGGATAAAGTTATTCCGCCCCTCATGTACCAACAAATTTTGTAAAGTTCTGATTTTAAGGCTTTTGTATCTTTATCGTATTCTTTGATAAACTTATCAATACCTTCAACGTCTAGATACAAAAGCCTTAGACGAAAAAAGTTGATGGGTCAAAGACTAGTGGTACTTCAATTTTATCTTCTGTGTAACCTTTATCTTTAATATCTTGCGGTGTTGTAATAGTTAAATTAGGAACAGCATTGTTGGCTTTTTGTGTTTCTAAAAAATTTTGTATTGTATTAAACATTTGTTTGTCAATGTTATTAACAAATTCTTTTATATGTTGAGGATTGTCAGTACTACCGGCTGATGAATCAATTTTATAAACACTATTTTGAACAATACTAATTGTTACTTCAGTTAGTTTATTAAAACTTTCTTTAAACGCTTTTATTTTTTCTTCTTCAGAAATTTCATCATTGCCTACAATTGACATTATTTTTTGAGTTTCAAAAGATTTTAATGCTGCTTCTGAAATATGTTTATATGTTAATGGTTTTACAAAAACAGTTAAATTATCATTAATAGATATAGCATCTTCCCAAGAAATTTTTGCATATAATGAATCTAAAACTTGTCGTAGGTCAACATTACATGTAAATTCGTTTTCTCCTACTGTAATAGGAGTTTCCATAATTTCACCGTAGGTTGCTAATCGTAGTCCAATTAATATTATATCTAAATCAATAGCCGGAATATGCCAAGCATTTTTTATGTGTGGCATACAATTTTGAATTACATCAACCACTGCTTGACCGCTCATAACAGCATCCGGAATTTTTAACATTAACTCATCTCTAGCAGTCATTGAATAAACAGGATATTCTCCTGTTTCGGTTACTTCTAAACTTCCATTAGGCCAAAATTTACCTTGGCTAGGTAATTTAATATAAATCTTTGGCTGACGCATAAATGCAGCCAAAGGATTCGGTGTAATTTTTAGTGGATCAGATGTCATTTTAATCTCCGATAAATAAACTGATAAACCCGGATAAACTATTTATCTACTAATTTAACTCATAAAAAACAATGGCTGACGTAACAGGAACAATTGGCAACGAATACGTTGAATTAAACAACGCAGCAACAGAAGCGACTTTGCGGGCATTATTAATGGCCGTTACTTCTGCAAATAAGCAGAATGTTTCCGAAATACGACGACTTGCAGAAAAAACAGGTGCTGCCAGTGCTGGAGGAGCAACAGTTGACCCCGGAGCAGTGCAATCAGTTAATACTGGATTAATGGGGATAGGTCAAAAAGTTGGAGGATTTGCTGCCAGTGTCGTTAGTGCCGGTATTAATGTAGGAAAGGCTTTAGGAGATTTTGGAGGAAAATTATTAGAAGGACAAGCACAAACTAGCGATCTTTTAAAAGCATTTACAGCATTGCCCGGTCCTATAGGAAAAGTAGCAGAAGGTTTTAGATTAATACAATTATACCAAGAACAAAATTTTAAAACATTTCAACAAATTACCAGTGTCGGTGTAAATTTTGGAGGAGAACTAACTGCGGTAAGGTCAGCAATGGCTGCGATGCGACTTACCCAAGAAGAATACGTTGCATTTAATAAGGCTAACTCACAAAATTTAGCAAAAATGGGTTCCGATGTAAACAACGGTGCTAAAAATTTTAAAGAACTTTCCAACGCACTTCAAGAAGGTGAAACTGGTATAAGATTAAAAGCATTGGGATTTACAGCAGCAGAAGTTAACAGCGGTTTAGCAAGTTTTGTCAGTGCGTCTGGTGGTAGAAGTCGTCAAGAAATGCAAAACACAGCGGCTCTTGAAAAAAGTGCAAAAGCGTATTTAGAACAATTAGATGCATTAGCAAGATTGACAGGTGAAAGTAGAGAAGAGCAAGAAGCACAGGCAAAAGAACGAGCAGCGAACGCTGCCTTACAAAATCATTTATCTACATTAAGTGTAGAAGAAAGAGCAAAAGCAGAAGCAGCATTGGCTCAGGCTCGACAACGAGGAGGCAAGGGAGCAGAACAGGCGTTAATGTCGAGAATATTAGGATTGCCTCCTATGACAGGTCCTGCTAAAAAGTTTGAAGCATTTGCTACTAATGCAGGAGAAGTACTAGGAAAATATGCAGACACAGTTAAAGATAAAACAAAAACTATTGATGATATTGGAAAATTAGGCGCTTCATTACAAGGTGCGTTAATAAAAGACGTTAAAGACAAACAAGAAGTATTAAGAGTATTATCTTTACAACAAGGTGAAAATGCTGAAATAGCAACTGATTTATTAAAAATTCAAAATAGATCAACTATGCAAGGCATTGAAACTGAAGAAGATGCCCAAGCACAAGAAGAACGAATAAGAAAAGAACAATTAGCACAACAAACTGGATCTCAAGCAAGGACTCAAGCCACATTTCTTCAATCTATGGAAGAAATAAGAAAATCTCTGATAGATAAATTTATAAATCCAATTGTTCAACTAGTTGAACCTGTATTGAACAGATTTGGAAATTTTTTAAAAGATGTTCTTGTTCCTAAAATTGAACAGTTAGGGAATTATCTCAATAATGAAATAATTCCCATGTTTAAAAAAATGTGGACTACTGTTAGTGAAATGCTTGAACCTTGGTTAAGTGCAGCAGGTGTCGCTTTAGAAATTTTATGGGGCATTGTAACAAGAGTTGGAGAGTTTATTGGCGGTGCATTTAAACTATCTTTTGAAGCATTAAAAGTTGTGGTAGATCTCCTAAAAGAACCTTTTGAATTTTTAGGAAATAAAGTTAAAAGTGCATTAGAAGGATTTCAAAAGTTAGATGCTGCATTAGGTGGAAGTTTAACTAATGCAATTGCTGGGGTAGTAACTGGATTACTTGGACTTAAAGCCATTTTAATGGCAAAAGAATGGTTAGATGCAAAAAAAGCAGCAGGAGCAGCAGGAGCAGCAGGTCCTGGAGGTGGTGGAACTGGCGGAGGTGGATTGTTAACTAGACGCGGTTATAGTCCTGATAAACCACTTTTTGTACAACTTGTAGGAGGATTTGGTGGAAGAGGCAGAGGAAGGGGAAGAGGCCGAGCACCTACTGCTGGAGGCGGATCTAGACCAGGTGGCGCCCCTGCTGTTAGTACACCTCCCAGCCCACCTGCAGGAGGCGGCGGAGCAACAGCCGCTAGAGCGGCAACTACTGCCGCAGCCGGTGCCGGTACGACAGCAGCAACCACAGCAGGATCTGCAACGGCTGGCGCAGGCGCGGGTGCAGGCGCCGCAGGCGCTGCTGGTTCAAAATTTAGTGTTCCAAAACGATTTTTAGATATTTTGAAAACTGTGAGAGGTGTGCCCGGACTAGCAGCCTTAGTTGGTGCTTTAGATTTAGTAAACATTGGATTAAGCAAAGGTCAATATCCAGATGAAAGTGCATTCTATGCAGATATAGCCAAGTCAATTTCAAGTACAGCCGGCGGTGTCGCCGGAGGGGCATTAGGTTCAGCACTAGGATCATTAGTTTTACCTGGTATTGGAACGATTGCCGGTGGCGCAGCAGGTTGGATGATTGGAGCATATGGAGGAGATTGGTTTGCTGGTAAAGTTGTAGATTACTTAAAAGCAGGTAAAGAAAAAGTTCCAATGGCTGCTGGGGGAATTGTAACTAAACCTACTAATGCCCTTATTGGAGAAGCAGGACAACCAGAAGCAGTATTACCTTTAGATAGATTAGGAGAAATCTTACAAAATTATTCAACAGGTCCGACACAAAATTCATCTGCTGCTGCTCAAAAATTGCCCGGAGATGTTAGTTCTACTTCAGATGTGTCGTGGGAAAGTTTACATAATGAGTTACAACGATTAAATAATATATCGTCGGAAACCTTAAAATATATTAAAGAAACAGCCGAATATTCAAGGAGAACTGTTGATGCGACTCGCGCTCTAAGCGGCGATCTTTTTAGCATGTAAAAATTATGTCTTGGAAAAAATACTTCACTCCTGTTAATACTTCTGGTGCGTTAAGTCCAATAAATGGATCAAATGCATCAAGTTTATCATCAACACCCGCACATAGAAATTATTCTAGTTTTTTGCCAGATGTTTATTCTGGTCATCCGAACCGTTTAGAAAGATATGGGCAATACGACACTATGGATGCAGATAGTGAGGTAAACGCTGCATTAGATATTTTAGCGGAATTTTGCACACAACAAAACGAAGAAAACGGTACACCATTTAGAATATTTTTTAAAGAACAAGCCACAACTACAGAAGTAACAGTTATTAAAAAATACCTTCAACAATGGTCAAAACTGAATAAATTTCAAAAAAGAATATTTAAAATTATTAGAAATGCATTCAAATATGGTGATGTATTTTTTGTAAGAGATCCAGAAAATCAAAGTTGGATGTATGTTGATCCGGCAAAGGTTGACAGTATTATTGTTAACGAAAGCGAGGGTAAATTACCTGAACAATATCTAATTCGAGATTTTAATCCTAATTTACAAACATTGGCAACAACTGCTATTAATCCTAGTAACGTAACAGGCGGTGGAAGTCAATATGCCAGCGGTTATGCAGGTAATAATGCAGGTGTTGGTATGAGTAGGGGCATGACCGGTGCGTATCCTACAAATTTAAATGCCAATAGATTTCAAAAAAATGAACAGCAATATGCTATAGATGCAGAACATGTTATTCATATCAGCATGAGTGAAGGATTAGATAATAACTATCCTTTTGGTACTAGTTTGTTAGAAGCAATTTTTAAAGTATATAAACAAAAAGAATTGCTTGAAGATGCTATTATTATCTATCGAATTCAACGAGCACCGGAGCGTAGGGTATTTTATATTGACGTTGGAAACATGCCAAGTCACTTAGCAATGGGGTTTGTGGAAAGAGTAAAAAATGAAGTAAACCAAAGACGCATCCCAAGTGTCACTGGCGGGAGCCAAAGCGTAATAGATGCCGGATATAATCCACTTTCAATTAATGAGGACTATTTTTTCCCACAAACAGCAGAAGGTCGAGGTAGTAAAGTTGAAGTATTACCTGGGGGCACTAATTTAGGAGAAATTGATGATCTTAAGTATTTTACTAATAAGTTGTTTCGTGCTTTACGGATTCCTAGCAGTTATCTACCTACTGGTCCCGACGACGGAGGATCTAACTTCAATGATGGTCGAGTTGGAACAGCATACATTCAAGAATTACGATTTAACAAGTATTGTGAGAGATTACAAAGTTTAATTAACGAACATTTCGATAATGAATTTAAATTGTATCTTCATAACAAAGGAATTAATGTCGACAGCAATATTTTTGAAGTAAAATTTAATCCTCCTCAA